TCTCTAATGCCATTATCAATAAGCAAATACTCCACTGGAAAGTCAATGGGCCCACATGTTGATGATTATAGCAATGGAGACAATCCAAATATTTCTGTTGTACTTTATCTAAACGATGATTACGAAGGCGGAGAAATTTATTTTAAAGAGCAAGGCGTAAAAATAAAGCCAAAGGCTGGAAGCATAGTAATATTCCCTTCGGTAGAGCCGTACTATCACGAGTCTTTACCAGTAACCAGTGGTGTAAAATATATGTGCCCAGGATTCTGGCGTAAAACTGACAAGGTGGTATAATTAAAAAATGGCTACTACAGGTATAAACGGTTGGCGTTTCCCAACATATACAGACTCACCAGATGTCCCTAGAGATCTGCTTAACCTTGCAGACGACATTTCTGCATGGGTTTCATCAAATCCAGATTTAAAGGGTGACCAAGGAAATCCAGGAACTGCCGCTACCATAGTGGTTGAATCAGTTGATGTTCTTCCTCCAGGCTCAATGCCAGAAGTCGTCAACGTAGGAACAGCTACAGCAGCAAGATTTAATTTTAAAATTCCCAGAGGCGTAGATGGCGTACTAGGTGGTCCAGGACCAGCAAATGTAATTGCAGTAAATCCAACAACTACTGGGCTGGCTGGAACACAAGCTAATGTAACAATTTCCGAACAAACAATTACCAATGGAATACCATCACAAACTTTAACATTTACAATACCTAAAGGCGACAAAGGCGATACTGGCCTAACAGGAGCTAAGGGTGACAAGGGAGATACTGGTCCCGCAGCAGCAACAATTACAGTAAACCCTACGGTAGTAAATGGTTTGCCAGGAACAACACCAGCAGTAACTAACTCAGGCTCATCTAGCGCAGTTGTATTAAACTTTACAATTCCCCGTGGAGCAACAGGAGCAGACGGCGCACCAGGAGCACCAGGAGCACCAGGAGCAGACGGCGCACCAGGAGCAGACGGCGCTAACGCAGTCCTTGATCCAATAAATCAAGTTATTAGTTTAAATCTTCCTAACGGAGCAGCAGACGGAGTTAACTCACACTGGTATCCACTTGGATCTGGAACATGGAGTATAGGAAAAGATGCAACAACTGGCCCAGCCAAGTCTTGGAAAGATGCTTTTTTTACAGGAACAATTAGAGCAGCATCTGTTATAGCATCAGGCAATATGTTTATTCAAACTTCCACTATTGTTTCATCAGATATAAATGCAAAGAATACAATTGCTGAGTCTGACTTAGGCCTAGACTTTATTAATTCTTTAAATCCAGTAAGCTATAAATACAATGTTGGAGGGATTACTTATACTCCAAATGAAGACGGAAGCCATTCTGAGACACCAGTAGCTGGTAATAGAACACACTACGGATTAATTGCACAAGAAGTAAAGCAAGCACTAGATGAAGCTGGAGTTGCAGATTTTGGCGGGTGGGTAAATCAAGAAGATAATACTCAGGCTTTAAGATATGAAGAGTTTATATCTCCACTAATCAAAGCAGTACAAGAGCTTACAGCGAGAGTAAAAGCAATAGAAGAGGCGTAAGACATGTCCTACAAGTATACAGTCTTACAAGATAAACCAACATCTTTTTATATGCTTGATGAAATACGATCAGGCTCAATCGGAGACTACACTAATCTGATGCTTAGATTTGCTACTTATCAAGCTTTAAAAGATAATGGTGTTTCTTACTCGGCAGTAAGCGGATTGCCAATATATGACTACTCAGGAAATGCAAATGACGGATATGCAATAAATGCTTCAACTAAAGAATTAATGCCTATAGTGTCTGGCACAGTTAGAGGAACTGAAGTTTTGTCCGATACAAAAATAGCTTTTAAGGTCCCTGGAATTGCAACAAAATATTACTCTGACAATTCTTTTGATATTGAGATGTGGGTAAAGCTTCCAGCTCAATCATCATCTTCTAAAATGATTCTAGGAGATTCAGTACAAGGGTTTGGCATATTCTATCAGGGCTCAAATATTTTATTTAAGGTAGGAAGCTACTCTTGCTCATACAAGGTATCAAATAAAGAAGCGCTACATATAGTTGCTCAATTTTCTTCAACTAAGATATCAATTATAGTCAACGGCGTAGAGGTAAACTCGACATCCTTAGATAATTATAAATTTGCAAACGAAATTATGAACTTTAACATTGGTCCAATCGACGAGACTTTTTTTGTTGATGCAGTAGCTTTTTATAGATTTAACCTAACATCGGCACAAATAAAAAAGCATTACTCTGAAGGAACAAAAGAAATAAACTATTCTCAAATAGTAAATGCAGACAACGGATACTTATTTAGCATTAACGCCTCAAGGATTAAGCCCTCTTTATCTTACTCTTACCCAGGCTCCAAGTCTTGGGAAGACTTGGCAGATGACGGAATCCTTGTTTCTCAAGATAGCCAATATTTATATTTTGAAAAAACCGAAACTCCAGCAACAGCATCATTTGAATTTATAGATGAGCTTTTTATACCTAGCCATATCGGGGTGACAACATCTCAAATACATTGGGACGAAGATGTGGCGGGAATAAGAGTATATGTAAGTGCAAATAAGTTAGCATGGAGCGAATGTACTAACGGATCTCCTCTTCCACTATTTAATAAAAATGATAATCTAATCTCAGATACACTTTATATTAAGGTTGTTATTTCATCAACAGATACATCAACAGACTTTACTAGGTTGAGATCTATAAGGATTAACTTCTTTAAGAATAAAGACGTATATGCAGATAATTTTGGGTATAGCCTTTCTTCAGCATATGACTATTCAATTCCTGAATTTAACAGCAAGGTTCTTTCATACAACGAATATAATGGAATTAAGATGTATAACGGACACGGCTTCTCGGTAAATGCTAGCCTACCAGTAAAAACTATTGAAATGATATATACCCCAGGAGCGGGAGAGAATGTATTGATTTCCACACCGTCTGCCAGATATGAGTGGGCAGCATCTGGAGCCATAACCAAATCTGGAGTTTCAGCAATATATGTAAACGGAATTAACAGGCAGTCTTCTACAAATATTGGAGACTTCCTAGTAAAAGGAGTCCCACATCATATTGTAATAATCCTTTCAGCCCCAGCCTCTTCTGGGATCAAGGTAAATCAAAATCAGGGGGACACAAAGTCTGGCCAAAACCAGCTATATAGCAACCTTGCTATATACGAATACGAGCTTCTTCAGCATCAAATAACTAAACATTACCAGCTTTATACAGATAATGTAATAAGCGTAATCAACGATACGTCATTTTCTATAGTAGAAAGCACGGCAGGAAACAATTCTACCGCCTTCATTATATTTTCTGTACAGCCAGACGCCATAAGCGTATAATATTTGACAAGTAGTTGACAAAAATTTGGACTTTAACGCCAAATAATGGTATGATTGTGTTCTATGGATATCTTAAATAAAAACACGAGAATACTTGAAGAAACCACCCTAGGGATATATGTGTGGGAGATGCCTGACGGCAGATGGATTGGAGACGACGATGGCAACTTTCTTTCGATCACGTCCAAAAAAGGCAATAGATCCAGAATCGATGCTTTGGCTAGAGAAGTTAGCTCGTATGGCATACACGAGGGCCGTCCCAAGTTCCTTTCAGGGCGTAGAAAAATTGACGACGAAGAATTTGAACATCAAAACGAAAGACTTAAATGGGGACTAACTCCAGATCCTTTGGATATCGGAGTATATAAAGATTCAATGCTTAGAAACGGGGCGGTACAATGACAAGAAAAGTAGAGTTTATGGAAGACGAAATTGATAGCGTAAATACTATTGATATCTCTAACACGGCAGACTGGTTTCATTTTGAAAAAGCACAAGAGTCAGAGGACCCATTTAAAATAGGCATAGAAGACATAAAGAAGCTAAGAGGTCTGGGAACTAATTTTAAGAGAAAAATCAATAGAGATTTTTCAAAAGCATTTGTAGGAATTGACGGAACGGCAACACAGCAAAATTTATTGCAGCAGGCTATTAGCGGATACGCTTTATTTGATTTAATAGAGCCGACATACAACCTAGAATATCTTTCAAAAATTTATGAGATTTCAACATACAATTACGCAGCTATTAATGCCAAGGTTTCTAACATTGTCGGCCTAGGCTATTCATTTACCGAAACAGATAAAGCCAAAGATGCCATGGATGCAATTACTGATTCAAAGCAAATGGATAGGGCAAGAGCCAAGGTAGAAAGAATTAAAACACAATTAGATCGATGGCTTGATGATTGCAACGAGGAAGAGTCTTTCACAGAGACCCTTATAAAGGCCTACACGGACCTAGAGGCTACTGGAAACGGGTACATAGAGATAGGACGTACCACAGCAGGCGACATAGGCTATATAGGCCATATACCAGCTAAAACGATGCGTGTGCGTAGATTCCGTGATGGCTTTATTCAATTGCTTTATGGCAAGGCTGTATTCTTCCGTAATTTTGGAGATATGGAAACTCCAAGTCCAATTGCAGCGCAAGAGGAAAGACCAAATGAAATTATTCATCTAAAGAAATATACACCAATGAATAACTATTATGGTGTTCCAGATATCATTGCTGCTCAGCAGGCATTGGCAGGAAACGAATTCGCTGGAAGATATAACCTAGACTACTTTGAAAACAAGGCGGTCCCAAGATATATTATTACAGTAAAGGGAGCAAAACTTTCTCCAGAATCAGAAAGAAAACTTCTTGAATTTTTCCAGGTTGGATTAAAGGGGAAGAATCATAGGTCTCTATATATTCCACTTCCAGCAGATACCCCAGACTCAAAGACTGAATTTAAGATGGAGCCAATTGAGGCTGGAGAACAAGAGTCTTCATTTAATATCTATCGTAAAACAAATAGAGATGAAATACTTCTTGCACATCGTGTACCTATTAATAAAATAGGAACCCCTGAAGGAGTTAACCTAGCCGTTGCTCGTGATGCAGATAAAACATTTAAAGAGCAGGTTTGTCGACCAGCACAGGATAGACTTGAAAAGAAATTAAATTATATTATTGCAGAAAAGACAGATGTCGTCCAGCTTAAATTTAATGAATTAAGTTTGACCGATGAATTAACCCAAAGCCAAATTGATGAAATTTATTTGAGAATGAAGGTAATTACCCCTAACGAAGTTCGTCTAAGAAAAAATATGACAACTGTTGAGGGTGGGGACGAGATGGTAGAATTAAAGCCACAGCAAGCTGCAGATCAGCAAGCCAAGTCCACTGGCAATAAAACTAGAGATCAGGAAAGGGCAGCTAATGCTCCAGATAAAACTGGGGAAGGCAGAAATGCCAAAGGCGATGGTCCAAAAGTCAAATAAGTTTAATCAACTGCTATTTGCGTTATAGTAGATAAAGCATTAAAATTAAGCATATGAACATCGAGAAGTCCAACTGGTCTAGCGATGGAGAAAACCTCCATCTCTCAGTCCCATTCACTAAAGTAAATCGTGAGAACAGAACCGTATCAGGTTTTGCGACTCTTGACAATGTTGATCAAACAGGCGACGTTGTAACAGCCGAAGCAAGCATGAAGGCATTTGAAAATTTTAGAGGAAATCTTCGTGAGATGCATCAGTCAATTGCCGTCGGCAAAGTTGTTTCTTTTAAGCCAGAAACATACTACGACCAAAAGTCTAATAATTTTTATAACGGTGTTTACGTAACATCATACATTTCAAAGGGTGCACAAGATACTTGGGAAAAGGTTCTTGACGGCACTCTTTCTGGTTTCTCAATCGGCGGAAAGATTAAAGAGTCAGATAACGAAGTTAACAAAGCAACAGGTGAAGCAGTAAGATTTATTAAAGACTACGATCTTGTAGAGCTTTCAATTGTAGATTCACCAGCTAATGAACTTTGTAACATTTTTTCAATTGAAAAAGTAAATGGTCAAATGGTATACAAAGGTATCGCTACGGAAGTAGTAACAGAAAATATTTTTTACTGTGAGGAAAGCGACTCTGTATTTATGTCAACAGAAAAAACTTTCGAATCACCAGTATCAGGAAAACCAGCAGCTCTCATTGGCTGGGTGGAGAGTTCAGATATGAATAAATCAAAAGAAATAAATAGAATTCTTGCTTCATTTAAGAAGTCAAGATTACCGTTGCCTGAAACACAAATAGCAAAACAGGCAAACGTAGAAGGAGGTAATAAAATGTCAGATACAAAAATTGATAATGTTGCAGATGCTCCAGTAGCAGAAGCAGTAGTCGTAGAAGCACCTGTAGCAGAAGCCGTAGCGGCTCCAGCAGCAGATGAATCAAGCGTCAATCTTTTTGACAAGTCATTAGAAGTTGCAGCAGTTGCAACTGAAGATACCTCTGCCGACAACGTTGAAAAAGCAGCCGAAGCAGTAGAAGTTATGGTTGATGAACCTGATTTTGCAAAAATGTTAGGCGATCTAAAAGGCTTTTTCTCAGAAACACTAGCAAAGGCAAGCGAAGTAAATGCTGCACAAGTTACAGATATTAAAACATCTGTAGAAGCATTTAGCAAGAATGTTGATGCTAGAATTTTAGAGTTGGCAGAAAAGCACAGCGCACTTAGTGATGCTGTGTCAGAAATAAAGGGCACCATCGAAGGTGTTCAAAAGCAGGTAGATGCCGTAGAAGGCTCTACCGCAATTAAGAAGTCCTCTGACCTTGGCGGGTCTGAGGTGTTTACAAAGTCCAAATCAAAATGGTCAGGAGCTTTCCTCGGTTCCGTAAATGAAATCTTTCAAAATTAAGGGTAGGTGAAATAAAAATGAGTAATGAATTATTAGAAAAGGCCGCAGCAGCAGGTACAACAGTATCAACTGGTTTTGGCTCATCAACTGGTGGTACAGGCGTCCACGTTGCTTCAGAAAATGGCAACGGTGGTCTTCTTAACCCAGAACAATCAGCAAGATTCTTGGACTATATGTTCGACGCTACCGTAATTGGTAAGGTTGCACGTACAGTTCGCATGAAGTCTGACACAACAGAGATTGATCGTATGTCAGTAGGAGAAAAGCTTGTAAAGCTTGCATCCGAAGGAGAAAACACAGCCGTAAATCAAGGCGTAACATTCTCAAAGATCTCTCTAACAACAAAGAAGCTCCGCATGGACTGGGAACTTTCAACTGAGTCTCTAGAAGACAATATCGAAGGTGCAGATCTTGAAGATCATATTGCACGTATGATGGCAACACAAGCTGGAAATGACATCGAAGATCTTATTCTTAACGGTGACACATCACTTTCAGCCGATGCTCTGTACAAGTCATTTGACGGTGCAGTTAAGAAGGCAAAGACACACGGTCGTGTAGTCGATGCAGCAGGTGCGGGAATTTCCCGTGAAATCTTCAACAAGGCTCTTAAGGCAATGCCACGTAAGTACAAGCAACGTCGTACAGACCTTCGTTTCCTTTCTGGATCAAACTTGATCCAAGATTACTTGTTCTCTAACTCACAGAACATTCAGAACGTTACTCCACAAGATATTGCCTCTGGCATCATCCGTGGTGACGTTCCTGTTCTTGGAGGTCCAGCAGGATATGTAGCTCCATACGCATTTGGTATTCCAATCGTTGAAGTTCCATTGCTTCCTGAGACACAGACAGGTACATACGCAACCCCATCAGGTTCACACGGAGACGTCCACTTGACATTCCCAAATAACGTAGTTATTGGTATCAAGCGTGATGTAACCGTTTACCGCTTCTTCCAGCCACGTAAGGACACAATCGAGTACACAATGTATA